AGTTGTATGCTGAGAACCCTAGCAGTCCCACTGCGCCTTCTGCTACTGGCACAAATGCTGTGGCGATTGGTGATCAGAGTGTTAGTGCGGGGACAAGAAGTATTGCCTTGGGGTATTCTCGTGCTGGAGGCACAGACTCCTTCGCAGCAGCTATCGGTAGTAACACTTCATCTTATGGTGCTGTTAATACCACATCCGTAGCGTTAGGTGGGTTCGCAAGAGCTTCTAACAGCACTAGCGTTGCTATTGGGTATCAATCCAACACCACCGCAAACGGGGCATTCGCAATAGGTCAAAATGCTGCATCTAGCGGGGCTTTGTCTGTGTCTCTTGGCTGGAGTGCAAATGCAACAGCATTTGCTGGTAGCGCCATTGGCTACAACGCCAAGGCAGTAACAGGATCAAACGCTACCGCCCTCACAAACTCCTACGCCTCTGGCGCAGACAGCTTAGCCGCAGCTATAGCCAACAACACTTCTACCTATGGCGCTACTGAGGCTAACTCGGTGGCTATTGGGTATCTGGCTAAGGCCACAGGCATAGATGCCTTTGCCATAGGTGACGCCGCTCAAGCAACCGCCACAGGAGCGATGGCTTTTGGGCGTGATAGCATAGCTAGTGGTCAAACATCTTTGGCATTAGGACGTCTGAATACGGCATCTGGTTCGTCCTCTTTTGCATTAGGTCTGCAAAACGACGCCACAAGACTTAGAACATTTGCGGTCGGCTATAATGCAAAATCAGAAACCAGCGGAAAATTTGCTTTCGCCGCTGGTAGCTGGGCTTTCGGCAAAGTTGCCAATCAGGGACAGGCGCAAAACGGACTTTATATTCTTATTTCTGACACAACAGACGCTACCCCTGACATTTTGACTGGTGATAACAAATCTGAAACTGGGTCAGCAGACACCACCAACCAAATCATCCTGCCCAACAACTCTGCCTACGCCTTCCACGGCACCATCGTGGCCCGTCAGCAAGCCTCGGCAGGCACTGCGTCTGCAGCATGGAAGATTGAGGGATTGATCCGCAGGGAAGGGACAGCAGGAACGACAGTGCTGGTCAACTCTGCTACAACTGTTCTGGACAACACACCGTCTTGGGGCATGGCCCTGAGTGCAGATACGACCAATGGTGGCCTGAAGATCGAAGTGACTGGGGCTGCTGCAACAAACATTCGCTGGGTCGCCACCGTGCATACCAGCGAAGTAACCTACTAAAGGAGGCCACAATGGCTATTCAACTTGACCTGACCAACAGCCAGTATGGCACACCCTTCACTGGCGCTTACTTTCGCATCGTCACAGCGGCCATCTCTCGTATGCGTGAGGGTGGTTCCAAGTTCACGGTGATGATTGATGTCGCTGGCTATGCCACTGCCACGCCAGACGACGACACCCGTGAGGTGGACTTCCGCCGTTACCATGCCGATCTGGCTGAGGTGGAAGCTGCGGCTGGCGCTAACTTCCTCGACCAGTGCTATGCTTGGGTTATGGCGCAAGAAGATATGAACGGGAGCGTTGCGGTATAATGAGCATTGTCATCGACTACACCAAGGGTTTCTTTGAGCCATCACCTGCTGGTGAAACAGTCGGTGACATTACCTCAAGCACCCTCGACCTGTCCACGGGCAATGTCTTCTCGGACGCACCCTCTGCCAACGTGACTTATGTGTTCAGCAACCCACCCGCCTCTGGCACGGCATACGGCTTCACGCTCAAGGTGACACCCTCTGCGACGGTGACTGTGACTTGGCCTGCCTCGGTTGACTGGGCTGGTGGCACGGCCCCTGACGCGCCTGCAAGCGGCGAGACGGATGTGTATGCGTTTTACACTCAGGATGGTGGCACCACCTACTACGGATTCCAAGCTGGGGATGCGATGTCATGAGCATTGCACGTCTGATGCAGATGGCTCGGGCTGGTGTGCCAGCGGGAGAGGATGATATTTATGCAGATTGGACGCACCCTGACATTGCTAATGGTGTAATAAACACAACATACTTTCAATCTCCGCACGGAGCATTTACAAACTGTTGGCGCTGGAGTTACGATGGAACTAAATTTTTCATAGTTGGGGACCAAACAGATATTCACACACACACAGCATCAACTGCGTATGATATAACTAGCGTCAGTTCAACGGTTGATAACGAGAAAATATTTACTGAAAATATTGAGAATTTCATATTTAAAAGTGATGGAAAAAAAGTTTATACATTGCAGAATACTGTAACGGATATTATTAGGCAGTACTCGTTAAGCACTGCATGGGACATCTCGACTGCCACGTCAGATAGCAAATCTTATAGTTCTTTGCAAAGTACTTCATCAACCGATTTTTTTATTCGCTATGATGGCCGAAAACTTTACACAATGGGCAATTCTACGGACAAAGTGTTTCAGCATACCCTTAGCACTGCTTGGGACATTAGCACTGCAAGTTATGACAGCTTAGAATTAGACCTAGCCACTGAAGGCTCCCAAACAAATCCTTCAGCAATTTGGTTTGCGCCGACAGGAGAATATGTGTGGGTGCATGGAGATGCAACTAATGATATTAGGCAGTATAGTATGACAACTGCTTGGGATATTAGTACTGCAAGCTACGACAGTATTGACTATGATAATAGTGATCTAGTTGGGCCAGTTTCATTACAATTTAACAACGATGGATCAAAGCTATATTTCGGTCGTTCTTTGAATGATCGCATTTGGGAAGTTGCTGTATAGGAGATAAAAAATGTACGTCAAAATTACAAACGGTAATGTCGAGCAATTCCCTTACACGCTCGGAGACCTTCGCCGTGATAACCCGCAGACCAGCTTCCCCAAGAAGATCGGTGATGCGATCCTCGCCAACTATGGCATCTTCCATGTGATGCCCGACCCGCAGCCTGAGCATGACCCTCTGGTGCAGACTGTCGTGCGTGACCCTGAACCTCACAATAACGAGACAGCGGTAAACGAGGACACAGGCGAGACCTACAAGACAGGTCGTTGGGTCATTGGTTACACGGTTGAGAACAAGCCACAGGATCAGGCAGAGGATGCTGTCAGAAACCAGCGCAACCGCCTGCTGTCAGACACCGACTGGATGGCCCTGAGCGACAACACTATGACGCCATCTTGGGCATCGTATCGTCAGGCACTTCGTGATATTACTGCACAAGAGGGCTTCCCGTATAGCGTGATCTGGCCCGTCAAACCTTGAGGTAAGCCATGCTCGGTTTCTCCCCATTAGCCTCTGCGCCCCTAGCGGATGATGGGGTAGAAGCTGCGGTTGTCCACCTTCTGACAGCCGCCCCTATTACTACGGGCAATCCGACTGTCGGTGCCTCTGACATCGCTCAGGATCACGACCTAAGCCTCGCGGCTATTACCACTGGTCAGCCGACTGTCGGCACTTCTGATCTGGCTCAAGAGCATGACCTAGCAGCCAATGGCTTGACGACAGGATCACCTGTTGTTCCGTCGTCAACGATTGACCTGACAAATGTGTTGGCACCAAACGCCATCACGACTGGTCAGCCTACCGTTGATGCTTCCGATCTAACTCAAAAGCATGACCTAACTCTTACGGCTATTACGACTGGTCAGCCTGTCGTCCCGGCTATCACGATGGCAGAGGAAGAAACCTTTGCCGCTGATCCCATCACGACTGGTCAGCCTGTTGTCGGTGCTTCTGATCTAGCCCAAGAGCATGACCTAACACTGACCGCTATCACCACTGGTCAGCCTGTTGTCGGTGCTTCTGATCTAGCCCAAGAGCATGACCTAACACTGACCGCTATCACCACTGGTCAGCCCACTCTCGGCATCTCGGCCATTGAGCAGGAACATTCCCTCTCGGGTAATGGAATCACGACAGGTCAACCGACGATCCCCGGCATTACGATGTCGGAAGGCGAGACCTTCAATGCCGACCCGATCACCTCTGGCATTCCCACGCTGGGTGCTGCTGATCTAGCCCAAGAGCATGATCTGTCGCTTGCAGCCATCACTGCCGGACAGCCTGTCCTCGGTCAACCCGCAGTCAGTGAACAGCAGGTTATTGATCCTGACCCGATTGTTACAGGCCAGCCGACTGTTGGCTCTGCCGAGATGGCAGTCATCAGTAATCTGTTCCCTGCTGCTATTACCACAGGTCAGCCTGTCGTTGGCTCCCCTGAGATTGAGCAAGAACACGACATCACGCTTGTTGGGATCGCCACAGGCCAGCCTGTCGTCGGTGCTGGTGTTCTTACTCAAGAACATACGCTCACGGCTGCTAACATCACTACAGCGCCCCCCACGGCTGATAATGCTGATGCTGTCGTGTTCTCGGTGCTATTGGCTGATGACATTACAACAGGCCAGCAGACAGTTGATGCCTCTGACATCGCTCAAGTGCATATCCTTGCGGGCGACAGCATCACCACTGGACAGCCTGTCGTTGAGCCTATCACGGCTGTTATCACGTTTATCCTCTTGGGGGATGGCATTACGACTGGAGTTCCTGTTGTTGGTAACCTCTTTATCAATGCTTCTAGAAAACGTGTGGTTTCTGTTGATGGTGACACGACAAACCAAGTTGCTATCGCTGAAGTGTCTAATAACGTAGAGTTTGGTGGTAATAACTACGCTCAACTACAGAACGAATATAACAAGGTTGCATGACAATGGCTTTCAGTATTAAACAAAATGATACCTCTCCTGCATTGCAAGCCACCCTCAAGGACGCAGCTTTAACGGCTATTGACCTTACAGGGGCCACTGTTCGCTTCCACATGAAGTCTGTAGATGGCACCGTCAAAGTTGATGAGGTGATGACTGTTGTAAGTGAAGATAATGGTATCGTTCAGTATGATTGGGTATCTGGTGACACTGACACTGTTGGGACATACTACGTTGAGTTTGAGGTTACTTATGCAGATGCCTCTGTAGAAACCTTTCCTAACAATGGGAATAAAGTTGTTACGGTAGTCAAGGAATTAAACTAATGCCCACTTGGACACGGCATCTTTACGAACATGACCGCCTAGCTATTGCTAAAGGTGAAGTCAATGGTCACTCTGGTGTCCACAAGTTTGGTGCTGTCCCTGCAATGTCTCAGAACCAGTCTGGTACTATCTGGGATATTAACGACACCGATTACCCTTGGTCGTCCCTCACCTCTGCAAGCACTTTAACTGTCCCCGCAGTTAATGCAAGTGACAATGGTAAAGAGATCACTGTAATTGGCTTGGGCGCAAACTATGCGGAGCAAAGTGAAGTAATCTCCGTATCCAGTGCTGGGCCTGTTACCACAACTAAATCCTTCCTCCGGGTTTATCGTGCTTACATGTATAATGGTTCTTCCACCAATATC